TCTGTTTGCAAGAGCCGTTGCTGGCGAGTTTGGTGCTGTTCAAGACTATGTCCGGCCTGATGATTTCTCAGGTTCTGATGGCATGACTGCGCTAAGAGCAAGGCGCAATGAACTATTGGCTGAAACAGATCATTGGGCCTTGCAAGACACACCGTCCATGACCACCGAACAAATTAACTACCGGCAAGCCTTGCGAGATTTGCCTGCAAACAGTCCTAACGCAACGCTTCGCTATGATGACACTGATTTTGATTGGACTGAGTGGGTCAATGTTACATGGCCAGTCAAACCGTGAGAGACCTCTGGCAACTTTTTCGATCTGCTCTGTCGCCTGAGACCGTTCAGCAAATCATTGCGTGCGGTGAAGCAGAAGAAGCACATGCTGCGACCGTCAGCAATCGAGATCAGCTTCTTGAGCAAGTTCGCAGTAGCAAGGTGCGCTGGATCGGAGATCAGTGGATAAGAGATAGGCTTTGGGAGTTTGTTAAGCAGGCAAACATCAATGCCTTTGGCGTCGATGTCATGAATGTTGCGGAGCTACAATTCACTGAATACCACGCTACTGAGAATGGCCATTACGACTGGCATCACGATGTTCACTGGCAGCAAGACGGTAAGTTGAAAACAAACGCAGATCGCAAGCTGTCTATCACAGTTCAACTAAGCGATTCGTCTGAATACAAAGGCGGTGAGTTTGAGTTTGATGAATGTCAAACGCCAACCGATGCCAGAGCCAAAGGCACGGTTTTAGTGTTCCCGAGTTATCTTCGACACCGCGTTGCACCAGTCACAAGCGGTACACGCAAATCACTTGTTGCGTGGTTTCATGGCCCAAGATGGAGGTAAGCAATGACAGATGAAATTATGGTCATTGATGAGTTCTTCTCTCCAAGCGAGTGTATAGCTGTCATCGAAGAAATGGATAAGCTCATTGATTTTGGGTTTGCCCATAAGTACGGGGCGATGTCCTCCCCATCTGACCATGAAAGAAAAGACATGCAGTTATATCTGCATGATCACGATCATGTTGCTCACGGTGACTGTTGCGATTTTTGGCGTACATTTCTTGATCGCTATGAAAGCGTTGCACTCCCAGCTTATGCACAAAGATTCCCTTTCCTTAACAATAAGAGGCTGGCGAATCTGCAATGCAAGTTACAGAAGACCGTCCCGGGTGGCGGATTTCATAAATGGCATCATGAAGCCTTTGACCGCACCCATAGTGATCGGCTTGTCACTTGGTCATTGTTTTTGAATGACGGGTTCGAAGGCGGCGAGACAGAGTTTTTGTACTACAAAAAACGTTGCGAGCCACGCAGGGGCCGTTTGGTTTTGTTCCCTGCTCACTGGGGTGCCATGCACAGAGGCAACCCGCCACTGAATGGCACCAAGTATTTGGCTACTGGCTGGACGTTAGATATTGAACACTTCAGCTTGTGATGATCCACGCCTTCTTATTACTCATGTTTGTGAGTGGTGAGATCGTCTCAAATGATATGTACTTCCGATCATTGAAGTCCTGTGTCTGGTACGCACAGACGCTTCATAAACAGGGCCAGAAGATCACGGCATATTGCCAGCCGGTCACGGTCAATGAGGAACGTACACGCGTTTATGACTGATGCTTGCCGAGCTTGCCGCAGCCAATGCAGCCTTTGGAATTCTAAAACAATGTGTTCAGAATGGGCGTGAGATAGCTGATGCGGCAGCTGCCGTTGGTCAGTTTGTCGGTGCCAAGGAAGCGTTGCAGCGCAAGGCACAGAGAAAAGGCGGCGGCTCCGACCTTGAAGAATTCATGGCGCTTGAGAAAATCAAGCAGCAGGAAGAAGAACTCAAAACAATCATGATCTACGCTGGTCGGCCGGGACTCTGGCATGATTGGCAACGCTTCCAAGCCAAGGCTAGGAACGCTCGCAGGGAAGCTGAACAAGCTGCCATGCTCAAGCGCAAGAAAGTTATAGAAGGCATCATCATTGCTTTCTTTATCTTGTGCTGTCTGGCTGTTCTTGGTGCGCTTGTGTTCTTGATTCTGCACGCTCAAGGCAAGTTATAGTTTGTGCGTTTTGCAGCCTGCATAACTGCAGTACGTTACTGCATATGGACACCAAGCAGACATTAGATTTAGTTGCTGTTGGCACCACTGTTGGTACGCTTGGTGACTGGCTTCCTCCCATTGCTGCGCTGTTCACAATCGTGTGGACGGCGCTTCGCATTTATGAAACCCAAACAGTACAGAGGTTACTAGGCCGTGTTGATTCCGGTTCCAGCAGTTGATGCCATTCAGTTGGGATTGTTGCTGGCTATAATCTACATGCAGGTAAAGCGATAATGCTTCCCATCATCAATGCAATAGCATCCTTGGCTGGTACTTGGGTGCAGGGCAAGGTTGAGACTCAAAAAGCCAAGGTTGAGATTGCCAAGCGCGTGCAGGCTGGCGAACAGGAATGGAATCTTGAGCAAGCCAAGAACTCAGCTGGCAGCTGGAAAGACGAGTGGCTTACCATTCTGATCAGCATCCCCCTGATCTTGGCATTTACAGGAAATGAAGATGTGGTGCGGCGCGGCTTCGATGCTTTGGACGCCATGCCTGACTTCTATAAGACTGCCGTTGGCGTGGTGTTTGCCGCCAGCTTCGGTGTGCAAAAACTTACACAAATGTTCAAGAAGTAGGGGAAGGACTTCATGGATATTCAAGCTCTCACTGACCTGATTGCCAAGCATGAGGGCGTGCGCCTGATCATGTATGAAGACACGGTTGGCGTTCCGACTATTGGGTATGGGCATAACCTTCGTGAGCCTATATCTGACAGGGCTGCGCGCATGATACTGGAAGATGACATTGGCATAGCCATAGCTGAACTGGATGAGCGCATGGACTGGTGGCGCGATCTGCCAGAACCGGCTCAGTATGTGCTGGCATCCATGGTTTTTAATCTGGGTTGGCCGCGCTTCTCTCGTTTCAAAAGAATGATCAGCTGCTTGCAGGACAGAGATTTTGCTGGCGCGTCCAGAGAGATGCAGGACTCTCTTTGGTATCAGCAGATAAAATCTCGTGGGCCTGAGCTAACCCGCCTTATGGAGTCGGCAGATGCCAGCACCACGACTGACTGAAGACGAACTTCGTGATGCATTAGAAGCTTATGAACAATTTGAAACAGCTGCAGAAGCAGCTAGTCATCTTGGCATACCCCGGACAACGTTGACCTCGCGTGTGCGTGAGGCACAAGCAAGACTCCAATCAGACAACAGGGATTACGATGTCCCTGCTTTGCCGACAGATGACCTTCCTACAGAGCAAATCGTAGAACAGCTTACAACGCGATTTGAGCGCCGTATGGAGGCGAAGAACGCGCGCAAGTGGATACCAGTCAACATGCGCTCAGACGCACCCATAGGGCTTCTATGGCTCGGCGATCCGCATATAGATGATAACTACTGCGATTGGCCTACACTGCGTAAACATATCGCTGTTATCCAAGATAACGAGGGTGTATATGGTTGCTCGCTAGGCGACCACCAGAACAACTGGATCGGTCGTCTGGCACGACTCTACGATCATCAGGACACGAGCCACAAGACAGCATGGAAGCTAGTCGAATGGCTAATCGATAGTATAAATCCGTTGATTTTGATTGGCGGCAATCATGATATGTGGAGTGGTGCTGGCGACCCGCTCAAATGGATGACCGGTCCCCACAGTATCCAAGAAGACTGGGAAGCTAGGGTCTGCATAAAGTTCCCCAATGGCAGGGAGTGCAGAATCCATGCTGCGCACGATATGCCGGGACATAGTCAGTGGAATCCGCTTCATGCTCAAACCAAAATGGCCCGGTTCAAGAGCAACGCCCATCTTTACATAAGTGGCCACCGTCACAATTGGGCGCTCGCTCAGATCGAACTCGTGGAGCAAGAGGAAGTGGCGTGGCTGGCTAGAGCGCGTGGTTACAAATTCCGTGATGACTTTGCGCTGGTCAAAGGTTTTGAACAGCAGAACTTTGGACACGCCATTTTTCAGATCATTGACCCGCATGCTACCCACCCGACTGGGTTTGTGCAGTGCTTTGTAAATGTGGATGAGGGTGCAGATTATCTTCGCTGGAAGCGGTCAAAGCAGCCTTAGCACATTCTGATCCAACAGCAGCATAACCAGCAAGGTCGAGCCATGAGTCGGCATGTGTCGGTGTTTGTATCAGGCGTGCGATCTTGATGCCTGCCATGCACAGGGCTACCTGCTCAGGGTCTACATCATGTCCAAGGATAATGCTCCACAGGTCAGCGATACGGTGGTGGTTCTCAAGGACATCACCATAGTCCTGCCCACGTTCTTTGACTGTTGTTTGTGCTTTGACCAGCAGCTGATAAGCGTCAAGCATATGAAAACCCCCTGCGGTATGGCCTGTCATCATTGTCTTTGACATTGTCAGCGAAGGCATTGTCGGGCAGGGATTCAGATACTTTGATCCATGCTTCCCTGTTGCGCTCTTCGATAACACGGGTGTTGATGCCGTGATATGTACCAGCGATTGCGCCGGGTGCTAGGTCACGATCTTTGTAGTGTGAGTAGGGCATCTGCGCCTCCTTGTTGTGTCAGATTTGTGTTTTTTATTTGTGCTTCCTGCACTAATAAAGCAGCAGAAACAGAACAAAACAGGCAATACCTGCAGTAATGCATCTCCGCAGCCACAGCTTACGCTGGTGCTTTCTTGTTGGTTTACAGTGTATTAGGTGGGGTTCGATGGTGCTGCCAGCGTGATTCGAACACGCGACCTCACCCTTACCAACGGCGTGGGTGCCGCCGATAAACCAATGATCTTGTTGCATAATTACCCTCACAGCTTGTTGAGTGTGTCACGATTGTGTTCATCGCTTACGGCTGCGTACCTCATGACCATGCGTTCAGATGACCAGCCGCCCAGTGCCATAAGCGTTTTAACATTGGCCCCTACCATAACGAGCCTGCTCGCCCAATGATGTCGCCAATCATGTATTCGGAAGTAGTCGAGTCCGGCCCGCGCGCGCGCTGTCTCGTGAGCCGCGCGCGGTCCTTCCTTGGCGTATGGCTTTCCGAAGCGGTTAACGAAGACGTGTGTGGGGTGGTTGTGTGCGAGGGCGTCTCGCGTTCGGGGATGAAGCGGTATGACCCTGCCGATTCCTGACTTTGAGTTTTCATCTCTGATTTGAATTGTGTCTGTGTCGAGGTTTATGTCGCGCCATTGCAGGGATATCGCTTCATTGCGGCGAAGCCCTTGGTAGCAAAGGCAGATGAAGAACGGGCGTACATAGTCCGGGTATGCTGCCAGCAATCTTTCTTGTTGCTCCACTGACAAAAAGACATTCCGTTCAGATTTATCTTTTGCCTTGTATAGCTCAACACTGGTGGAGGCTGACTGCAGTACCGCGTTTAACGTCGCTCGTATCCGGTTTACGGTTGCTGGCCTACGGTCTGAAAGATGCTGTCTGCAGTAAAGCAGCCAGTCCTCCGCAGTGATTTGATCTGTTGTCTTATGCTTAAAGAAATCAGATAGACGTTCGATGTTCCTGACATCAGTGTCGCCTCGCTTTTTTGTTTTGACCCAGTCAAGGGCAGCTAGTGAGAAAGGAACGGCGGCACTCCCGCCGTCCCTGAGTTGTTGCATTGCTTGGTGGTAGACAGCGTCTGCTACTTGTCGCGCTTCTGCTTTTGAAGTTCGGCCTGTAGTTTGCCGTATGCGGACTGACTTGTTACCCCACGAAACGGTGTCGTTGATGTGGTAGATGCTTCCCCTTCGTATGAGCTGTAACGCCATGTCATTGCCTCCAACAATCGATCCACTGAGTCCTTTGTGAATCTTATGGTGTGACCTGCCTTGATCACAGGAACACCGTGTTTCTTGCAAAGGGTCTTCACCTGTTTAGGTGAGATGCCCAATGCAAGAGACACATCTTCAATCCCTACGATATTAGAAAGGGATGTCATCCACGATCTCGGTTGCTGTTGTCTCAGCAATTGGCGTCATGGTTGGAGGCTGCTTGTCAGAGATACGCATCGACATATACTTGCTGCCGTCGTCTTTCTGCTGCTTCCAAGCTGCAACCCGTCTGCCCTTCCATGGACCTGTGAAGTGAGGCGCGTTCGGCTTGTCTGATTCATTGTCAAACAGTGTGCCTACCTTCTGGTACAGATCGAAGATGGTCCTGCCGTCAGGCAGGCTGGACTTTACAACGGCCACGCGGGACTCATCGCCATTGTCATTGATGGGGCCAGTCAAGATCATTGACTGGTTATCGCGGGGCGGGAACGCCGCCCCCCGATCTGTGTCGTCATACTGTTGCGTCATGCAACCCTCCACATACGGTAAAAGGTCTGGTCATTTTCAGTGACCTTGCGGCGGATAACCTTGCCTTCCGTCAGGCGACGGATGGCGTTATCGATCTTCTGGCACTCCTTCTCGCTATCGATTTCAATGCAGTCCCCAACCTTCCAGTTGTGAACCCAACCAAACTTAGTCTTGCCCTTGTTGTTGGTTACAAACTCACGGGGCGGGATAACAATCCCTGACTTAAATACCGGCATTACCAACCTCCTTCGTCGTTTGATGCCTTATTGCCGAACTCGACAACTTGTTGCGCTTTTGGCTTGCTTGCCTCATTGGCGTCGTCGTCTTCGGATGGGATGCCAAGCGCAGCCTGCAGGCCGTAACGTTTGGCATAGGTGATGCCCGATCCCATCTGCTGCGGATTGGATGAATCCTTAGCTTTGATAAGTGTGCGGGCTTCCAAGCGATCACCGCTCTCGTGCAAGATGGCAGTCTTGACGAACTCGATGATGCCATTCTCTACAATCGTGAAGTCTGTCAGCTGGGTGAAGGTGAGGCCGAACTCTGTAGCTGTCTCAGCTACAGCAATGACCTCTTCCAGCGTGGCGTAGTTGCTGCGGAAGTGCGGGTTAGTGCCGCCCTTTGATGCGCTTGGCAGTGTCTTGTGCCAAGCGATCAATGCTTCTTCGATTGTGTGGTATTCGAACTTGGGCTTCGGATCACTCTTTGGTTTAGGCGGTGCGGCCTTTGTGGTAGAAGTAGACATGCTACTGACCTCCAGTCTGTTAGCGTATGGTCGAGGGTGTGGCAGCATCCTCGGCCATTTTATATTCGACCCATGTGGTTTTGCCTTTGGTGACAGGGACTGACTGAATGTCATGCCCATCTTTGCGTAGCTCCCAAATGCGTGCTGCCAATCTCATGCAGCCATAATCCTGCAGTGCAGAAAGCGGGCTGATCTTCTTGCCCTCTTGCAGATCAATCAGGATGTTTTGATTCTGCGTCATGCTAGACCTCCTTCTTGGCGGTGATGCGTACACCAGACTTGGTGCGTTTGACGGACAATACGTCCGAGTAAAGCTCACGCTCGTCAGGGCCGAGCATGGCTTTGAGATCAGCCTTGGCTGATTCATGAAGCTTGTGCGCACTCTTGGTTTCGATGAAGTCGTAGGCACGATCAGCGAAAGCGTTGTCGCCTGTCATGTCACGACTAATCATATCATCGATATGGATGTGGTTGATGCTGGGCTGCATCACTGGGTAGTGCGGCAGTTGAGGTTGTGTGTCTGAAGCTACAAAGGACCAGAACTTCAGCAGCGGGTCCTGCATTGCTTTGATGTAGTCAGCATCACGATCTACCTTGCACATCTTCCAATCGCGGTTGCCGAAGATGTTGGCAAAGTACATATACTCGCAGTTGGCAACCCACATATAGAACTGCAGCTGAGGCATGTAGCGTTGCAGCTGATTGTCCAGCGTGTTGCGCTCAAAGGTATGCTTGCACTCTGCGCCTATACCAATACGTTCCGCAGGAAACCAGCGATAGCCGTCAAGTGTTGCTTTGAGTGGTACATTGTTCCATGACAAGACTGCTGAGTGTTGCCGGTCCATTGGCAATGTAGCGTCTTCGACCAGTGACATATTGAACTCTTCGGTGGCGATGCCAAGCTGGACAGGGAAGACTTTGCTGAGATCATCGGGGGCTGCACGCCCGGTCTTGATCCGCCAGAGATGCTCCCAGTCCCCGTCCATAATTGTCATCATGTCTGAGCCACCAATGAAGCCCATGCGGTGATTCATTTCATTCATTGCGACCTCCAATCACTCTATGAATATAGTGCATTTATGCAGTACGATCAATACCAATCATGCATTTTTGCAGTGCTTCATGCATCCTTTTGCGTGGCTTGATCATCCACTGATATTCTTTCTCAAAGTCTGCAAAGGCAGGCCACCACTTGTGATTGCGCACAATGATCTCGCATGTCTTGAGAAAGATATCGGCTGGCCAGTCATGCATCTGTGCTGCGTATAGCTGGCAGCGCATGGCCAAATCCTCCGGCGTTTCGCCGGGTGACTTAGTCATCAGCATTGAAGATGTGAGTAGTGCCTTCTCCATCTCATTGACAGGCAATGGCACCATGCTTTCAGCCACAATCTGCAGGCCATCTGCACATTGGCTGGAAAGCTGATCAGCATCGATAGACTTGATGAGATAGCCTTTGATGTCATAGCTGCTATCAATGTTTGGTGTTAGATAAAGACCTAGCCGCTCTAGCGAAAAAAGAATCTCCTTGTTGGTTGTGTTTGGAGCGTGATGCTTGAGCTTTTCCAGCGCCGCCGTTGATCGTTGCGGGTCTAATGTTACGACACCAGTTTCTGTATGCTGGTTCCCACTTGGCGAGGGCTTTGCCGTCGGCAAGGTAGTAGTCACGGAACTTAGCTTCTTCATGGTCATGGTCTATCTCCCTTCCCAAAACCTCGTTGATGGAAGCACGCAGATCAGCTGACGCTGACCAGTCTTCCGGTATGTTATGTTTCTTACTGCTTATTGACTGCTTAGTGTCTCTCTGTGAGACAGGGGTATCTCGCTGTGAGACAAGCAGCATGTATCTGGTTGAGACACCTGCGCGTGTATCACGATGGATGTAGCCCTGTTCCTGCAGCCAGTTCAGCTTGCGACATACAGTGGCATTGCTGAGGTGGGTGACACGGCAGAGTGTGGCAATGCTTGGAAAGCATGTGCCAGCATCATTAGCAAATCGAGCAAGAGCAATAAGGACAAGCTTGGCAATAGCATCGCCAATGTCAGAGTTGATGACCTGATCAACAAGTCTGTATGCCATTTCACTTTGACCTCCAACCGTCACTGTGACGGGCCAATTCACAAGCCACCAATGCCGCTTTTTTCTTCGGGCAATTAGGGTATGTGCTAGTGACATATTCAAAGTTGGCTCGAAAGCCATGAAGCTGGCGAAGGTCAACATTCAAATCGTGTTTTGCGTCTTGAATGACCGTTAGAAGCATCGCCTTAACTTCACATTTCACTTTGACCTCCATAGGCGTTCGACAACGTGATCTGGCAGGATCAGTATCCACTTGGGATTGTTGCCGGTGCCTCGTTTGTAAATTGCTGCATCGCGTCCATCCAGAACGGTGAACGGGGAAGGGAAGGTCCCCTTCCTGTATTTGACTTCGGTGATCAGTTCGATCCCGTTGATGTTGAGGACTATGTCTCCCCGATACTCTCCGCCCAAGCTGCCAGAGAGCGGTTGCTTTTTGGCTTTGATCTTCCACGCTTTGAATAGTTTGATGAACCAGTTCTCGTGGTAGTTTCCTTTACTGCGAGCGCGGCTTGCCATGTCTCCCTCTCATAGCAGTTGAGACAAATGGTGTATGACCCGCCTGAGTGTTTCAGTGGGCAAACATAATAAGGTGTACGGGTTCCACATGCGTCGCAGCTGCGAGCCTTACCGACGCGGTCGTATTTCAATTTCACAGTTGAGCGCCTCCAACCAGCACAGGAACATGAATCCAGAGGGCAGACGCTTATACTGCTCCCACTTATGTATGAGGCTCGACGCACATCCTATCTTGTGTGCCAATGCCTCTTGGGACAGAGCGAGTGTGTGGCGTGCTTCGACAAGACGCTCGACGGTTCGAAGCCAGTTAGGATCGATGCTGACTGGCTGTTTGAGATGCGTGAATTCGCTTGATGGCATCTAGAACCTTCAACGCTGTTTCAAATCGCATGTCATTTCGTTTCTGCGCCCTGTAAAATGTGCTTGTCGGGATGCCAGCAAGAACAAATGCAGTACGCAAATCTATATCCCGTTGATTACACAGGGATTTAAGATGATCAAAATAACTGTCCATCCCTGTATATTACTGCACTAATGCAGCATTGCAACTACTATTGAAGGTGCTATACTGCATTAGTTCGTAATGAACTGTTGCTGGCTTACGGTTACACTGCATTTTTGCAGTAGGGGCCGTTTATATGAACGACGTTGAAGTTAAATCTATCAAGGTATGGATGCGTCAGGTTATGTCGGAACAAGGTATGTCCGCTAACGAGTGGGCTACAAAAGCTGGTACGTCGCCCACGAATATCACGAGGTTTCTCAATTCAGATTCTAAGTTCATACCGAGCGCCCGTACTATTGCAAAGTTAGCCTCTGTTTCCAAAAGCCAGCCGTCTTTTGGCCAAGGCCCAACTGTCACAACTGTCCCGGTGCTGAACGCAAAAGGAGAGGTTGTTGACATGATTACCGACCCGAAAGCTGGCAAAGTTCGGGCATATCAGCTTGGTGAGGTCACAGGCTATGGCCAAGCTGGAATATTTTCATATTCATATGTGATTGTAGTTGATTGCTCAAAGCCAAAAGATGGTGATGTTCTGCTTATCAAAGATGAAAAAGATGGCATGCTTGTCGGCGATTATTTTGACTCTTTGATAATCTTTAGAAACACGAATCATTTGACAAATTCGGAACGCACGCCGCGCAAAATTAAAGATGTTGAGATTATCGGCAAGGTCATTCAGTCCATACAGAAGTTTTAGTTCTGCGATATGACCCCCGCCCTTTCTTGGCGGGGATCACTTGCATTGGGCGTGTGTTAGTCTTCGCGATAGGGTTCCGACGTGACGCTATAGATGTCTGTCTCGGTAACTTGGTACTCCGCTTTTTCATTGATGATCCTTTCCAACTCGGTATGAGCCAGCTGTTTGGCGTGCATCTCTGAGACTGCGGGGATGAAGTCAAGCATGACAGACACCGTCACATTCACTGCATACTTAGGCACAAAGAGCCTCGCTTTCCTGATTCAGTTCATGCAGGTCAGCGTCAGTGATCTGCGGTAAGAACAAAGGATACCGCGCACGATAGTCACTGTCCTCGCACTGCAAGTCCGTGATGTAGGCTGCGTGTTCTGTGATGCGTGGTGTCTCGGTGCCATCACTGATACTGAGATTGAATTCGCTGCCGTTCTGATCGACAACCTTCAAGGTGATGGATGTAAATCCGGGATGTACAACCCGTTGGACTGTGATGTGTCCGGGTTTGGCAGCAAGTGATACATAAGCCATTGTGACCTCCAATGTCTGGCTGGTGAAAATGTCGGGACGATGCCATCTGCAGTAATGAAAGGGACCATGTACCCCGGAGGGGCTGCAGTTAACGTGCTGAGGCACGCTGGTCATCTAGCTACCGGACTCCCGACCGGGCCGCTTCTCTATCCCCTCCCTAAGCTGTCAGTTGTTTCCAAGCTTCACTGCGCAGAGCGGTTGCGACCTTGTTGGAACGGTCACGCTCTGCGTTGTATGGCTTGGCTGTGTCTGGGTGTGAGGACCAATGGGTCATGGTGTTGTAAAGCGCCCATGCATTGCGTCCCAGTAGTGTCGATTCAGTCAGCCACTGTGAGTACAAGACATCTGATTGCTTGTCGTTGAACTGCTTGGCGTGGCTGGACTTGGCTGGGTAACGGCATAGCTGCTCACGCAGGAACTTTTCAGCTTGCATGTTGCCGATGGGCTGCTTCATGTACTGCTGCCATACAGCCTTCTGATCAAAGAAGACTGACAGTGCAGCACCAAGCTTGCCTGCTTCCTGATCCATGTTGACTGAGCCAGTGTGCCGCTTGAATGTCTTGGATACAGAGTGTGGTGTGCTGCATCCGTTCAAGCACCACAGACGCCGACCTTCTGCCACAATCTGGATAGACCACTGGCCGTTGTATGAATTCCAGAAGTTGGCATCGAAGCGTACGAAGTCACCAACCTCTGGCTCAATCACCAGATCGTTGAACTGAATGGTGCCTTTCATGAGCGCACCATTCTCATACACATCTGTTGTCATGTCCCAGTCATGGCTGATGTGTGATTGCTTCACCGCATCAACGGTGGCGTTCACGACATCTGAGTGTGAGGTGATGCTGTATCGGGAGCCATGGACACCGAGTATGTCATTTGTATCTGTCCGTATAACGGCACGCGCCATGTTTGTGGGTACCGGATACGAACATCCGTCGATCTCAGAAGTTGAGAGGCTAACCAGTTCGACGGGGAAGTCGAAGTCCGAGAGTGTTGTTGTTCCATCCATTGTCTGACCTCCATGGTTGCTTGGATGTAGGCGTCACGAAATTCAGAATTGCGTTCGAATTCCTCTGACGCTCGTTGCACTCCGTGCATCACTGTTGTGTGATCACGGCCTAACGCATGACCAATGCCTGTGTAAGACAGGTTGCAGTAGTCATGCGCAATCAGGTACACGAGCCAGCGAGACCACATGGCAGTGCGGTGTCGGCGTATACCTAATACAAGTGAGGTTGGTGACTTGGTTGTCTCGCAGACAGCGATGACAATCTGAGCAAGCAGTTCATTCTGTTTTCTATGTTCGTTATGGTTCATGGTAACTCCTGCATAAAAGCATAATCGCAAACTGCATAAATGCAAAATGAAATGAGTTTGACAGGGAAATCCTGAGCGAGAAAGCGGGGAACCCACGGGGTCGCCGAAGGCGGGGTGGGGACCAGCGGCGCGCAGCGGGGCTGGCCTGCCTAGTGTCGTTGGGTGTGGGGGAGTTGGGGTGCCGAAGCACCCCGTGATGTTATAGGTCGCGTTCGATCTCGACGCCAGCTAGGTCGCCGATGTCGCAGCGGATTGCAGCACGCTGTAAGCCGATGGGAATGTCGAAGCAGAAACCGCCGAGTCGGAATGAGTACCGGCTGCTGTCGAGGGTGAGGCTGACGGCACGGTGTATGGAATGATAGTCGAAAGGCACGTCTAGAACTTTTGCCATGCGCCAGAGGGTTTTTGCTGCGTTGGCTTTGTGGTGCCAAGGGAAGGTGATGCCTGTGCTGTTGAACTTCGGGTATCCGATACGGTGGTGAATGTTGAAGGGGTTGTATGATTCTTCTGTGATGTTTGTCATTGCATACTCCATATGTAAGTGCGGGAGGCCGAAGCCCCCCGCTGTTGGTTGTTAGCCTGCGACTGCAGTGCGCGTCTGCCGATCGCGAAGACGCTGTTGCATCATCTCGCGACGGCGTTGCATCTCCTTCTTGGTGGGAGCTTGGTACTCGTTCTTTGGGGTCGCCATGCGCTCCTTCTCTTCAACGAACCATGCCCGGCCGTAGTCCTCGTGGAACTCACCGTCGCACCAGATGTCTTGGGTGATGGCTTCATAGAGATCGACGAAGCCGACGAAGAGCATTTGGTAGTTATTGAACGCGGCTTCTGCCTTCCTGACATCGCTGCTAAGGCGGTGTGCCAAGGCTGATTCGGTGCCGTTCGTGTCATGCTCCTGCTGTTGACGCGCCTCAACGGTGTCGAGGTACTTCTTCTTCTTGTCGAGGGTGTAGGCAAGCTGGTCGAGGACACCGCCAAGGCCATACTTGTCGCCCATGTTGAAGCGATGGTTCTCGTTGCCGTGCTGGTCGTGACGGTATTTGTCGTCGTCGAGAGACTCGATGTCCCAGTTGTCAACGATGGTGTCGGTGAAGTTAAGTGTGTCAGTCATGATCTACTCCTTGTGTCTATGACTTGTTGCTGCGTAGCTTCTAGCTACAATCTCCGGTAGGACCGCAAGCGCACAGACCCCTCAAGCTCAAACCCGCCAAGTGGGTTTGGGCTTGACCACAGACGCGCCGCACCGTGGCGCGTGGCCGTCCGCGCTGGACTGCACGACAGACAGGGACAGCCGCGTTACCAGCGCGGATCAAGGTGTAACGGGGCAGCTGGCCTGCCCTGTTGCGCCTTGACCCCTTGGCGCAGAGCCAAGGGGCGGGGGGATTCTGTGCGTTTGTGGTCAGGCGCGTGTGTCCATGTCGGGCAACGGCTCGACGCCGTTGTCCGGCATTGCTCGACCCGCCACGCGGACGAGCCATGACACATGCGCCGTGTGGAGGATTGTTGTGTGGCCCGAGCGGCCTGAGCGGGACAGCGCCACAGGGAATTGTGGCGCGGTGAGAGCGCACCTATCGCGGGTAAGCAGCGGGCCGGGAGGCAACCGGCCCACCTGCGCATCCCGCCGCTGCGAAGCAGCAGCCGTAAGGCCGACAAAACGCTGCGCAGGCAGCCGCCGTAAGGCCGATGTGCGTTGACACCGTGATTCTGCAGCAAGTAGTAAAGGGGGGGATGACAGGGGGGGTTATGGACCCGAGGAGCAAGGCGACGAGGCGCACAAGATGAACGTCACAACACGCAAGCTGACAGATAAGCAAACAGCACTGGTTGATACGCTTGTAGCTACGGGATGCAGTATCAAAGACGCGGCGCACGCTGCCGGGTACGCCAAGGGCGAAGCCGGGAGAGTGAGTGCCAGCAAGGCTTTGAAGCTGCAACACGTTCAGCAATACATGATGCAGAGAGTGAGTGAGACGATAGGCTTGAACGCTACGAGTGCGGCGGCGAAGGTGATGCAGTTAGCACAGGGCGCTAAGTCTGAGTACGTTCAGCTGGAAGCAAGCAAGGACATACTGGACAGGGCTGGCTTCAAGTCTCCGGACAAGCACATGCACTTGCATGCAGGTGAGATACAGGTGTCGATCGATCTAAGCTAGGGCCAAGTTCCTTGACGCGGGGGGTGGGGGAAAAACCGGCGGGTGCAACACGCAACTGGACCCATACAAACATTTCTCTTCAAAAAGGTACGCACTGCCAATGTGCGTTGTGCTGATCGCTTCCCAGCCGTGATATTGGCTGCATGCTTGAGCAGTATCAAAGAACCTTCCTCAAGGCGGCGTTTAACACGCTTCTTCCAGAGTTTATGGACAGCGATGTCATCGACAATGATTCGGTGTCGCCTGAGTTCCTTGCTCTGCTTCGTGTCGTTGCCAATCACTATTACGGCAGTGAAGCGATTACCAAGCAGCGCATAGCCGAGGCAGATGATGAAGAGCGCAAGGATTTGTTGCGCAGCGGCGGCGTTGATTACGACATGATCGATGAGTTGGCTGGCGGTCTGTTCGGGGATAATGCGGTTATCTCTGAGGCTGATGCTGCCAATCTCAATTGGACTCTTGGCCGCTTTACCATCAAGCGCAACGATGACGGGAGCTTTGATGTCACGGACACTTATGATTTCAGTTCTAACCCTGCTGCCTTTCAAGCGCAGCTGAAGCAGAACAGCCCCAACCTTGCTTCAGCTTTAGAAATTTTTGGGATGGATAAAGGTACGGTCGGCACCATGATGGGTGCTGCATCCAGCGGCAGTCTCAATGATATGGCCTTTGCTTACGGGGAGCTTTTCATGGAGGACAGTGTTCCTCCCGAAGAGGGCGGCGCGCAGCATGTAAGGTTCCGCATCCCGCCAGAGGATGAGGTGAATGACTTCCGCCCGTCTCCGCGTGTCAGCTGGTTTGAAGACGGCTCTGATATCAAGGACCCGGTATTCCCCAGCACTCCAATGGATAGTGAGCGCAAGGGTCTTCTTGATAGTGCGCTTGCGGCAATCTTTGGAAGGCCAGCCTCTGCTGCTCCTGCGCCGTTGCTGAATACAGGGCTGTCTCAAGAAGAGCTACTTAATGCAATCCGGCATGCAGAGACTGGTCATTTAAGTCTGGAAGCATCTCGCAATGCTCGCTCCAAGGATGGGGCGCTTGGTCCGTATCAGTTCCTTGAGAAGTTTCTCCCGGACTTTGGATATGGCGTCCCTCAGAATTTGACACCTGATGATGTCAAGGACCCGGTCAAGTCTCGCCAGCTGGCGGACACTTTTGTGAGTGGCTACTCCGAGCATCATGAATTTACCACGCCGCTTGAAAAGCTGGTGGCCTACAACTGGGGGCCGACCAATGCTGCCGACTGGCGCGATGCAGGTTCGAACTACGAAGACCTGCCCGAAGAAACCAAACAGTATCTGAAACGAGCAGGGGAGTTTCTAGGTGGCTAAGACACCCGCATGGACTCGCAAGGCAGGCAAGAATCCCAAGGGCGGATTGAACGCCAAGGGGCGTGCTTCTTACAAAGGTGGCACCCTCAAGGCTCCTGTTAAAAGCGGTGACAACCCCCGGCGTGCAAGCTTCCTTGCCCGCATGGGAGGCATGCCCGGACCAGAGCGTGACGCCAAGGGCAAGCCAACCCGGTTGCTTCTTTCGCTAAGAGCGTGGGGAGCATCATCCAAGGCTGATGCCAAGAAGAAGGCAGCAGCTATTTCCAAGCGTAACAAAGCGAAGAAACAGAGGAGTAAAGCATAATGCCAATGGGTCCCGGTACATACGGCTCTAAGCGTGGCCGTCCTAAGAAAGCTGCAGCCAAGAAGGCTGGTGGTCTGACTGCAAAGCAGAAGACATTGCCCAAGTCTCTGCAGATGAAGATTGCAAAGGCAAAGAAGAAGTAATGTGTGTTGCCTCAAACGAACCGAAGGAAGGCGCGACTAAGGATTCATCGGACAAGCTGCCGACGAATCTGAACCCGGGCTATGTTGAGCGTGGACCGCAGGACCGCATTGAAATGTCGGGCCTGTATGGGCAGGAGCGTGGCCGGGGCAATGCAGCGCCGAAAGCAACTGGTGTAAACCAGATGACTGCCACCTCTTCCAGAGCATACCCAACAATGCCTGAGAAGCGTGACCATGCCATTCGTTCGATTGAGGCCCGCATTAACGAGCGTAATAGTTCGGGCGGCTCGCCTTCACTTGCCCTGACAGCTGCCAATGTTGTGGGCAATCTTTTTGCTGAACGCATGATCCGTTCCTTGCGTGCAGGTAATGATCCTGTCTATGGCGCAGGTGGCAATGTAACTGGCACCCGCAATGAGCGGGGCCAGCTTGTTGAAGGGCGTGATGATCTAACCGTAGACGGCACGACCTACAACACGATTGCAGAAGCAAACAATGCGCGAGATCGTATACGCAGACAGAACGATGACAGTGCCACGGTTGAAACACCGGACCGCCCTGTCGAGTCTGCAACCAATCCAGTTACACCTGATGGCAACCGCCGCTCCATGATTGCGCTTAATCAGGCGCGTTCCAGAGCAGATTCAAGAGGGCCGGGACGACGCTCCCTGTTTGGCTAATGACTAAGAAGAGTCGCGTAAACGAAGCAGGTAATTACACAAAGCCAACCATGCGCAAGAACCTGTTCAACCGCATCAAGGCTGGTGGCAAGGGCGGCGCTCCGGGTCAATGGTCGGCGCGTAAAGCCCAGATGCTTGCCAAGCAATATAAGGCTAAGGGAGGCGGCTATCGCTAGGTCGAAGTCACAGCGCAGCCTGATGAACTGGACTAAGCAGAAGTGGCGCACCAAGTCCGGCAAGCCATCAACGCAAGGCCCAAAGGCAACTGGTGAGCGTTACCTGCCATCAGCTGCCATCAAGGCCATGTCTTCTTCCCAGTATGCAGCTTCTTCTGCCAAGAAGCGGAAGGACAAAGCTGCTGGCAAGCAACATTCCAAGCAACCCAAAGCAGCTGCCAGGATTTCGAAAAGGTACAGATGAGCCAGTTCCTGCACGCCCTCAAGCCAGAAGAGCGCCGCATCCTGCGCAAAGTGGTGAAGAAGGTACATTTCAAATATCACCCCAAGGAATTCTGCACAGACTATGAAGCTGACAAGCTCATAGCCACGATTGGCCCAGAGGTAGCTGCAAACCTCATCCGTATTGGCAGGGACTACAAGGTCGATGAAATTTAAGTACAAGCCTGATGGTGAAGTGCTGAAAGCTTTCATGAAGGACAACACGTTCTTTCGTGGCATCCGTGGCCCCGTAGGCTCAGGCAAATCTGTTGCCTGCTGTGTTGAAGTCTTCCGCAGGGCGCTTGAGCAAAAGCCAAACAGTGACGGTAAACGAAAAAGCCGCTGGGCCATTGTTCGTAATACCAACCCGCAGCTGAGAACCACCACAATCAAGACATGGCTTGACTGGTTTCCAGAAGATCAGTGGGGCAAGTTCTCATGGTCGGTGCCTTATACACACAACATCAAGCAGGGTGATCTTGAGCTTGAGGTTATCTTCTTGGCTCTCGACAGGCCCGAAGATGTGAAGAAGCTCCTGTCATTGGAGCTTACAGGCATCTGGATCAACGAGGCCCGCGAGATACCCAAGTCGATTATCGATGCTTGTACCATGCGTGTTGGTCGATACCCGTCTATGCGGGAAGGCGGACCAAGCTGGACTGGTGTAATTGCAGACACGAACGCACCAGAGGAAGATCACTGGTGGCCTATTATGGCAGGCGAGGTTCCGGTTCCTGATCACATCCCTGCAGGAGAAGCCAAGATGCTGGTCAAGCCAGACAACTGGCGTTTCTGGACACAGCCTGCAGGCATGAAAGAAAAGCGCAATGAGGATGGCGAGGTCGATACATACAGCCCGAATGAGGAGGCTGAGAACACCAAGCACATGCTCAAGAGTTACTATCCCAACCTTGTGCAAGGTAAGAGCAAGACATGGATCGATGTCTATGTGATGAACCGGCTTGGCTCAATCCAAGACGGCAAGCCGGTATATAATATGTTTGTTGGCGACACTCACATTGCCAAGGAAGAGATACCTGTTGCTGACTCTCTGCCAGTTTATTGCGGCCTTGATTTTGGCCTTACGCCTGCTGCCGTATTTGGACAAAAGGTTAGAGGGCGTTGGCTCATATTGCAGGAAATCGTGGCTTTCGATATGGGCATTGTTCGCTTTGCTGAACTGCTCCGCGCTGAGATTGCTACTCGATATGCTAACTCAGAGATAACCATATTCGGTGATCCGTCTGGCGACTTCCGCGCACAGACAGATGAGTCCACCCCGTTCCAAGTTTTACGCGGTGCTGGTCTGGTTGCACGACCTGCACCATCCAATGATGTTGCCTTGCGTCTTGAAGCAGTAAGCGCCCCACTCAACAGAATGGTTGATGGCAACCCCGGCTTTCTGATTGATCCAAGATGCAAGGAACTGATCAAAGGCTTTGAAGGCGGGTATAGCTATCGGCGCATCCAAGTATCTGGTGAGCGATATGATGACAAGCCAGAGAAGAACCGCTTTAGCCACATCCATGATGCGCTGCAGTATCTGATGCTTGGTGCTGGTGAGGGGCGGCAGGTTCTAAACCACAATGCCAATGCACGAGCTTTCCAAGCTAGGAAAGACTTCGATGTGTTTACGCGCCAGCCGAAACAGCGCAGGCAGGGACTATGGGCGCGCATGTGATTTGTGCGTTGCCCTGCATTAACGCAGGAGCGTAAGTAGCATTATGTGTATTATTAAAGCACCAAGCATGCCGGGGCCTGATCCTGCTGTTGAGGCAGAGCGCAAAGAGCGCATGGCCCAAGAGACTGCTGATACACGCAGGCGTCGTGATGATGCTTTGGCTGATCAGGTATCCAGACGCAAGAAAGGCGTAGGCGCACGTTCCCTGCTTTCTGGGCCGGGTGGCGGCATTGGCTTCTACAACCCGAACAGGAATGAGTAATGCACGGCTCTGCCAAGAACTTTCTGCAGCGATATGACAAAGCTAAAGCACATCGTCAGTTATTCGAAAACCTGTTTGATGAGTGTTACGAGTACGCTCTCCCGCAGCGTGAGGGATTTACAAAGCTCACTCCGGGACAGCGGCGCGATGATCGTATCTTCGATGAGACAGCTGTTGTTGGCGTGCAGGAGTTTGCATCACGCTTGCAGAACGGCATCTGCCCGAACTTTGCTAGATGGGCAGACTTCATTGCGGGTTCTGAAGTTGAGGCTGTCGATGCTGATCGAATCAATAACGAACTGGATGAAGTCACTGAATATGTGTTTGAGATTATCCAGAACTCTAATTTCGGTCAGGAAGCGCATGAGTCGTTTCTTGATCTGGCGGTAGGTACTGGCTGTCTTCTTGTTGAAGAGGGAGACGCTATCAACCCGATCAGGTTCAATGCTGTGCCATTGCCACAGATTGTTCTTGAGAACGGGCCGGATGACCGCATTGACCATGTCTATCGTGAGCGTGAGTTGCGCTACCGGGACATCCCGCTGTCTTATCCAAAGGCTGTATTAAGCCAAGAGTTTGCATCCAAGGTGATGAACACACCTGACCGCAAGCTCAAGATCATTGAGGTTGTCTGCCGTATGTATGACAAGCCCAATGTTGAGCGGCATGCTTTTTACGTCATCACCAAAGATGACGGGGAGATGTTGTACGAGGAAAAGTTCGAAGGTGCTGGGTCAAATCCTTTTGTTTGCTTCCGCTGGTCAAAGGCAGCGGGCGAGGTGTACGGGCGCGGGCCGCTCGTCAACAGCCTCAGTGCAATCAAAACGACCAACCTTACTATTGAGCTTGTTCTTGAAAATGCGCAGATGGCTATCTCTGGCATCTATCAAATGGATGACGACGGCGTCATCAACACAGACACGATCAATCTGATACCGGGTACTATCATTCCGAAGTCACCGAATAGCTCAGGCCTGCAGCCTATTCGTGCAGCTGGCTCGTTTGATGTGGCGAATCTGGTTCTTGGGGATATGCGAAACAACATCAAGCGTGCGCTGTATAATGACATGCTTGGTGATCCCAATCGCACCCCGGCTACAGCGACCGAAGTAGCAGAGCGGATGGCTGATCTCTCCCGTCGCATCGGCTCTGCCTTCGGGCGCTTGCAGGCTGAGTTTATCCAGCCGGTCTTGCAGCGCGTTGTTTATATCTTGAAGAAGCAGGGGCGCATCGATGTGCCTACCCTCAATGGGCGTGAGGTAAAGATACGTTCGATATCCCCGCTTGCCCAAGCTCAAGCCAATCAGGATATCGCATCCATTGATCGGTTCTTGGAAATGGTGGGTGGTCGCTTTGGCCCGCAGATGGTGAACCTGCTGGTGTCATCTGAGGAGGCTGCGACGTTCCTCGCTAAGAAGTTCGGTGTTCCAGACAGTTTGATCCGTGATGCCGCACAGCGCGAGCAAATCGTACAAGCCATGGCCCAGATGCAGGGAGTAGCAAATGGCCCAACAACAGCCCCGCCTCAGACTTGATGGTTTCAATCGTCCAGAAGAAATAGACGATCAGATTTCTTTAACCATCGCCTCTTTATTTAGCACCGCTTCCGGCAAGGAAGTGCTGCGCTACTTGCGCTCTATCACCATTGAAGCAGTCACTGGTGGTGGCGTGAGCGATGCTGAACTTCGCCATCTTGAAGGGCAGCGATATCTCGTTGGCGTTATCGAACGCCGTATCAAACATGCCGAAAGGATTAAGTCGGATGAACGAAACAGATAATGTGGAAGTCGCAGAGACTGAAGCACCTGTTGATCGCCCAGAGTGGCTTCCTGAGAAATTCAAGACCCCGGAAGATTTGGTGTCTAGCTATTCCCATCTTGAAAGCAAGTTGGGCAAAAGCGATGAAGAGCTTCGCGCAACTCTCAAAGATGAGTTGTATCAGGAGCAATGGGCTGATCGCCCAGCCACTGTCGGTGATTACACAATTCCCGAAAGCCTTGATGAAGAAGCAGCTGTAGGAGACGAACTACTGAATTGGTGGGCGCAGTTCTCCTATGACAATGGCTTCGGTCAGGAGAAGTTTGAGGCTGGCATTGAGAAGTATGCGCATGCCTTGAATGGCGGTGTCGATCTTGAAGAAGAGCATGGCAAGCTTGGCGAGAACGCTGATGCCCGCATTGAAGCGGTCAAGCTGTGGTCAAATCAGTTCTTCGATGAATCCCAGTATGAGGCTGTTGAGCGTCTTGGCGAGACTGCCATGGGCATTGAGGTGCTTGAGAAGATTATGTCTGCCATCAATGTGACGCCTGTGTCTGGCAGTGTCGAGGCATCTAGCCAGCTGTCTGAGGACGAGCTACGCAGCATGATGATGGATGAAAGATACTGGAAGCAGGGAAGCCGTGACCAAGCATTTGTGAAGCGGGTGGAAGATGGCTTCTCAAAAATCTATCAGAGATAGTTACGGACCTCTGAAAGTTAAGCGCGCTACGGCGACACATGCTGGCAAGCTGCAACATCACCTCCGTGTTACAGACTTGCGTGAGTGCATGATCCATGGTGCTACGCCGTGGCGCGCCCTGCACTACCCACTCACAGTTGAGGGGGCTTCAACCTACTCAATTATGCTTGATCGAACGCCGATCTGTATGGGTGGGATAGTGCCTATCGATGTGGCATCTGAAACCCGCATCGCTTCTATCTGGATGCTTGGAAGCAACCTGATCGAAGAGCATCCGAAGAACTTCCACAAAGCCATCAAAGACCTTCTCAATATGTACCAGTTGCAATGGGACATCTTGGAGAATGTAGTGCCGCTCGACCACAGCCGGACCATCAGATGGCTGGACAGTCTTGGGTTCCATTTTGCTGTGAATCCAACCGTGGTGAATGGCTTCACTGTGTTGAGATTTGTGCGTTGTGCCTCACACATAGAAGTGTCATTCGAAGAGGACGAACGGCCCGCGTCTAACTAATGGCCCGCAAGGATAACCAGACGATGAGCGAAGCGGACAACCGGGACTTGTAAACCTTGTAACAGGAAGGACTGTGAAATGGCGAATACGATTGATACCGCCTTTATCAAGCAGTTCGAGTCCGAAGTTCACATGGCTTATCAGCGTATGGGTTCGAAGCTTAAGAACACCATCCGCAATCAGCAGGTGAGCGGGAACGTTGTTCGTTTCCAAAAAATCGGAGCCGGTACTGCTTCCACCAAATCGCGTAATGGCGCTGTCACCCCGATGGAGCTTACGCACACAAATGTTGAAGCCACAATGGCTGATCATTACGCAGCTGAGTACATCGACAAGCTTGATGAACTCAAGACCAACATCGATGAGCGTCAGGCTGTGGCAACTTCTGCTGCTGCTGCCCTTGGTCGTAAGACTGACGAAATCATCTTTGAGGCCATGGATGCGGGTGCAAACTCGACCCAGATCAACGACACTAGCTCGGCCATTGCTAAGGCTGACCTGCTGACGCTGTTCGAAACTTTCGGCACTGCCAACGTACCGGAAGATGGCCAACGCTACCTTGCCATGAACCCGAAGGGTTTTGCCGATCTGTTCCTGATCGATGAGTTCGCTTCGTCGGACTATGTCGGGCCACAGAACCTGCCGTTTGCAGGTGGCATGACCATGAAGCAGTTCCTTGGCTTTAGCATCTTCTCGACCTCGGCAATCACGGCAGGCAAGAACATGGCCTACCACCAGAACGCCGTAGGTATTGGGGTAAACGCCGAAGTTTCGACTGAGGTAAACTATATCCCTGAGAAGGTATCCCACCTCACCGTTTCGATGATGTCGATGGGCGCAGTTGTTATTGATGACAACGGTGTCTACGAAGTCCTCGACAACAACACATAAGGAGTTAGATTATGGCTTATTCTGCATCTGGTCTGACTCGCATGGCAGGTGGTGGCGGTCATAGCCTTTGGTTCTATGACTCTACCGACGCCATGACTGCAGTGCGTGCTTCCGGTTACTTCAATGACGCAGCCACCATGCTTAATGTTGGCGACGCCATTTTCGTACTGGATAGCGATGCACCTGCTCTGAGTGTTGCAGTCGTCCTGTCGAACACTGGCTCTGTCGTTGATATCTCTGACGGCACAGCAATCAGTGTAACTGATAGCGACTAAGGAGCTTGAGGGGCGGTTTTACGGCTATTTGCCGCCCCTCATTCACTTGAATGGCTTCTAGTGCAGCAAACTCATCTGTAGATATCGCGGCTCGCGCACTCACTTTGATTGGCGCGAACCCGATTTCGTCGTTTGACGACACCAGTACCGAGGCAACGGTAGCCAACAATATGTATGAAGACGTAGCCCGCGCTGCTCTGGCTATGGCTAGGTGGCGATTTGCTACCAATCAAAAGGTTCTCAACCTGCTGTCTGATGCCCCGACAGGCAGGTTTGATCAGGCGTATCAGTTGCCATCTGATCTGATCATGCTTCATGCGCTGACTGTAAGCGACAACCTGATTGAATATACGGTGTATGGCGATAAGGCATTTGCCAATACCAACGAAGCTGATCAGGTCGTTGCTGACTTCACCTTCCGGGCAGAAGAAAACACATGGCCGTCTTACTTCACACTGGCGGTTGAGTATCAGCTGGCATCTATCTTTGCAGCGGCTATCGCCAGAGATGATGCCCTGATGAAGATGATGGATGCCAAGGCTGAGACATTCATGCGTCAGGCCCGCACTCTGGATTCACAACAACAAACAACCCGCAAGCTCGTTACGAATAGGTTCAAGACTGAAAGGTTGAGCTAATGGCGCGCATCAGGGTTTCTCAGACTAGCTTCGATTACGGAGAGGTTAGTCCGCAACTGCGCTCGCGCACGGACTCTACAGTCTATAAGCGGTCAGCGCAGAAGGTGCGTAACTTCTTTATTCGATCTGAGGGTGGGCTTGAGAAGCGGGCTGGCACGCGCATCTGGGATGAGGCCCAGAGTGCAGTCTCTTATTCCAGTAGTGCATCTGGTTTGCAATTCCGCCTTGAGCCATTCGTATTCTCGGATGACGAGCAATACATTGTGGCTTTCTCAGCTGGTCGTCTGGATATCTACCGGCTGCTGACAAATGGCGATGTATCACACATCCAAGCCATTACCGCAGACACTGCATCAGCTGCCCTGCCATGGACGCAAGCCAAGTGTGGCGAGATCACTTTCGCTCAAGCTGGCGATGTCATGTTTATCTCGCATACCACCTTCATGATCAGGAAGCTGGTACGAACTGGCCTGACCACATTCCAAGTTGAGACATTTGCTTTCGAGCAATCAACTGATGGCAACACCATCTTCCAGCCTTATCACAGCTTCCAGAACACTGGCGTTACGATTGCTGCAAGCGCAACAAGCGGGAGTGGTGTCACCCTTACGACTAGCGCGAACTATTTCGAGAGTGGCCATGTTGGAACAACACTACTCATTGGCTCAACAGATGTGGAGATTACTGCGGTTGCAAGCGCCACCTCCGCGACTGGAACGATTAGTGGGACGCTGCGCCAGCAACTGGCTATTGACGCTTTGGAAACTGTGGAAGGTAGCAATAAGCTGCTGGTCACTCACGCTGGACATGGTCTTGCTCCGTCTGCTTCGATCACTATCGACAGGGCTGCGGGTGTTGGCGGTATTGCTGCATCGAACATCAATGGCTCTAGAACGGTGGCGGCTGTCCTTGATGAGAACACCTACGAAATAACTGCAGGTGCCAGTGCCACCTCTACAGCTGTTGGTGGAGGCTCGCCGCGTATCCAAAGCGGTGCAGCTACAACTGAGTGGGCCGAGCAATCATATTCATCTCTGCGTGGCTATCCGGCTGCAGTCACCTTTCATGAGGGGAGACTTTGGTTTGGCGGGACTCAGGCACAGCCTGCGCATCTGTGGGCGTCTAAAAGCAACCGCTTCTTTAACTTTGATGTTGGAGATGGTGAGGATGACGACGCGATCGATGTGTCTGCAGGGGTTGGTACGTTTGACCAGATTCGTCATTTGGTTTCAAACCGTGATCTGCAGATATTCGCCAGTGAAGCCGAGTTTTATATACCGGCCTTTGCTACCACCCCGGTTACTCCTGCAACTGCACAGGTGCGTCGTCAGACACCATTCGGCAGTAAGGTGGTCAGGCCGGAGCCGCTAGACGGTGCAACGCTTTATGTTCAGAACGCTGGCAATGCAGTGCGCGAATATATCTTCAGTGATACAGAGGGCGCATATGTTTCAACCGATCTGTCGGTTCTGTCTACGCATCTGATTACTGACCCTTGGCAACAAGCTGTGTCGAAGGGCGCTATGGCCAAGCCTGAGAGCTTTGCTTTCTATGTTGGTGCTGATGGCAATCTCGCTGTCTTCTATTCCATGCGTGCTGACAAGCGGCAGGGCTGGATGCTGTGGACAACTACAGGAAGCTTCCATTCTGTCTGTGCTGTAGGCAACCGCCTGTTTGTTGCTGTTGTTCGTGATAACGGAAGCGGAACCAATAAGTTCTATCTTGAAGAGTTTCAATCATCCCAGCCGATGGATTATTGCAAGAGCTACACCGGCTCGTCTGGTGTCTTTGATGTCAGTGCTAACTTTGCCAATGGGGCAACTGTGAAGGTGGTATCTGGCTCTGATTATCTGGGCGAGTTTACGGTAGCGTCTGGCAATGTGGATGTGTCTGGGATTAGCGCCACAGCAAGCTCTGCTTTCATTGGGTATGCTTTTACCCCTGAGATGCAAACGCTCCCTGTTGATGGGGAAGTTGGCAATGGCCCGGTAACTGGCAAGCCTCGCCGCGTCACCTCAGTCATTCTTGATCTTGAGGATACGCTTTCTGTGTCCGTTGACGGGACTGATCTTATCGTCAGGCAAGTTAACGAAGATTTTTCAACTGGCTTTACAGCTGTATCTGGCAAGAAGGAGTTCTTTGTTCTCGGCTTTGATCGTGATCCTACAGTGACCGTGTCGCAATCGGCTCCAATGTCATTGATGCTTAATGGCCTAGTAACGGAGATGACTGTCTGATGGACCCGTTTCTGATTGCACTATCAGCATTTAGCACTGTCCGAGGTATGCGCGGGGCTGCGCGTGAAGCTGATCTTGCGCGCCAGCAAGCACAAGCTGATGCTCAGAACGCAAGGCTGCAAGGCATGGAGTTGCACAACAAGCGGCTTCGCAATCTTGATGTCGCCTTATCTACAAACAATGCAGTGACTGCTTTCCGTGGGCGTAATGATCGCAGCATCGATGCCATCAATGCGCGCTTGCGTGCGGATGCGGCGACTGACACAGCGCGTAATGCTCAGAACACTCTGGCCAACATTGCTCAATCGAATCTGGAAGCCTCAATTATTGCTGAACGTGGGCGCAACAAACAGCGTTCCATCCTGCTTGATGGCTTGTCTTCCGGGTACACGAACTATCTACGCTTCAAAGATGTTGAGGGCGGTTAATGGCTGGCGTTATCAAATCCAAAGGCAATGAGATTTTTACCACTGGTGTGCGGCGCATCAATACCGACACTGGTTCTAGCTTTGTGACCGAAGCCCTGCAGCGCGCCAATGCGCGTATTGCTGATGCCACATACTCTCAAGCTGTAAGCCGTGAGAAGGAGCTTGGCAGACAGACAGCCATCAATACGCCTATCAAGCGTGAAGATGGTAAGATTGTCTTTGAAGATATCACTGAGGATATGAGCCGCGTTGCGCGTAATGCAGCGCGTCCAATCATCGAACAGAACTATGCGCGTGAGTTTAAGATCGATGCTGATCGTGTGCTTATAGAAGCGCGCACTCAATCCAAGAGCGCAGAAGAGTTTCAGCAAAAGTCAGCCACTGCATTGCAAGGTCTGCTGGATGCTGTGCCAGATGAGTTCCAAGGCGTATCTCGCAACGTCATCCAGCAAGCAGGCGCGCTGTCACAGAACCAGCATTATAGCGCCATGCTTCTTGATGAAGCGCGCCAGCAAGAAGCGCAACGCATTGAGAACCTACAGCTTGATTATATTGAGCAAACCGAAATGGTGCAGGCTCTTGTAAGGTCTGGCGAGATTGGTACAGCTGCTGCGATGCATGATGCCATTCTTGATGATCTGAATGAGACAGGCGTTGAGGATGGTCTTACAGATACGAATATCCGCAGGATCAGGAACGATCTGTCGAAGGCTTACATGGGAACGCTTGTGCGAACCGAAGCAGAGCGTTTGCTGCGTGAAGGTGATTTCCAAGCTGTTGAGGGCCTTATCCTTGCGCTTGAGACCGGCTCGGTAAACAAGGACATCCCTGCATCTGCACTGAATCAGGATGATGCAGATGACTTCAATGAGAACAAGCGCATCCGTTTGTCGCCGTTGATTAGCCAAGAGCAGCTAGACTCTATTGAGAATGACCCTACCAGAATTGAGATAGCTGCTGCAGTACGTCGTATTCGTACTGAGTTCAAAGACAACATGGCTATGCAGGCTCAACTTGTTGCTGCCCAGAGTGCCGGGATGCAGGCTGCACTTGGCAACCATGCAGCAACTGGCATGAAAGCAGAACAGAACCTTGATCTGTTCTTCCAGAGTCAAGGCATTGCACCTGACCCGCAAAGCTGGATGAGCGACCGGACGAGGGCGCAGCTGCAGGAAAACCAACTGGCAGCTGACGCTTTGGCCAATGGCAATATCCTGCCGGGATCGCTTGCTGGCCTGATGGATCAGGTTGCCAATGCAGCCATCATTCCAGAAGCAAATGAACTTCAGAATCTGGTGGTGCTGTTTAACAACGCCACCAAAGGAATGGCAGCAGAGGGTGAGGTCTTCCGGCCCAAGAATCTGAAAGAAGATACATTCCAGTTCTTCAATGCCGTTTCGATTTACGGCAACACTTACGGCTTTGAGAAGATGGCTGACGGGTCCAACTTCCTAACCGCTGACCCACGGCGTCTTGGTGAGTTGAAGAACAATGTGCAGCTTAATTTTAACAACCCGAATAAGTCTGCAGAACAGCTGATCAAAGAGCATTTGTTTGCTGAAAGCGGCAAGCGCACCCTTGGTAATCTGGGCGGGCGATCAGAGCGTATGGTTCCCGGTACTGTTCAGCGTCTGATGCCTATTGCTTTGCGAGCTTATGGCAGCTTGCCAAAGGATAAAGCTGATGAGGTTGTAAGCAACGCATACAAGGCGATCTATACCAAGACTGAGTTTATCAGAAGCCCTGATGCCATTGAGTTTGGTCGGCATGAGTTTTCGCCAGAAGCGTTCTATGGCGGTGCCAGTAACACCATGCGCATCTTCCAGAACCATGTGAACAGCAAGATTGAGCGGCGTCTTGATATGCCGGGGATTGAGATTGGTGAGGACTATTTCCTGTGGCCAAGTTCTAAATCTACCAACCGCAAGATTGTCTGGAATGTCATTGGCAAGGATGGCGGATATGTGCAGGACAAGCAGGGCCAGCTGATCTCTATCTCGTCTCAAGAGATCAACAAGCTGCCAGCCATGGAAACGGCGTTCACCAAAGCTCGCAAGCTGAAGATAAATAGAGCGCGTCGTGTCCGCGAGAACATGATCGAAATGCAAAATCAGGAAGCCATGTACCCGTAATGGTTCAGCAGGTCAGATCAGAAGACTACGTTCCTCCGCTTGATATCGGGCCGGTCAGCAATCAGCCACCCGGCGTTCCTTTCATGGAGGCGTTCAAAGCTACCTTTGCTTATCAGTACAGCCCGCTTATTGACCGGGTTGCTGAAGAAGCCCGCTTTGGCGAGCGCAGCTATGATCC